ATCGGCGAGCGCGAGATCGATCTCCGATTCGGTGTAATAGCGATCATCGTGCGTGTGCGTCGAATCGGCCTTGCTATTCGTCGCGGTCTTGAGCTCCTCGAGGAGCTCCGCGGCGACGGTCAGCGCCACGAGATCCCCGGCCGCGAGATTCGCCTCCGTACCCCAGGTGATCGAGGCGATCGAGAGCACATTCCCGGATCGGCCGGTCACTCGCGCGTTGAAAAGCGGAACCGTTGGAAACGCCGCGGCAAACGCCGTCACCAGAACCGGAGCGCCGGCCGATGGAGTCCCGAACGCCGAACCGTCCGGAACCGTGAGGAGTCCGGATCCGGCCGTGTAGTCGGTTTCGAGGACTTGTCGAACGTAGTTCAAAGCCTGATACGTTGCATTCGCCATCGGCGAGCCCCTCAGAGTGAATCGAGAAAGAGCCGCGCCCCGCCCAGACCAGGCGAGGCGCGGCCCGCTCGGCGCGGGAGTCGTCGCGCCGAGTTATTGCGAGAGTTTCACTCGGACTTTCGTCGCCGAGTCGCCGGCCGCGGCGATCGTTTTCCCGATCAGCTTGTTAGCGCTCGATTCGGAATTCGTTTTCGCGACATCTTCGGCAACGTCGTAATACACCAGCGCCCCGGCCGTAATCGCCGTCGATCCGCCGCTCGCCTTGTTGAAGTCGAAAACGCCCTCGACCGCGAGCGCCCCCAGCTTCCCGGAGGCCGTATCACTGACCAGCACGCCCACCAGTTCGCCTTGTACCACCACCGCGCCGGCCGAGAGATCGGATCCCGGCGTGTAGTCGATCGTCCCGCCCTCTTGAATCATCACCGCGCCCATCGTTGTACCCTCCGGCCTCACCTATGAATCCCGCGGCGAGGAGCTCCTCGCCGCCCTGGTCGATCTCACGACTCCCGATCACGCACCGGCCGAGAGCACCGCGCCCCGCGGATCCTGCATCGCCACGCCGAAATCGTAAACCGCACGCCACCGCATCCCGAGAACGTCAAAATCGGTGGATCCCGATTCGATCATCGGCTCGCGCACGCCGGCGAGGTAGGCGATCTCAATCGCCGCAACGTCCGCCGGATTCGCGAACAGATACCAACCCGTTGCGCTCGAGCCGCTCAGCGCCTGAGAGTTGAGATAAGGCGAGGCCAGGGGAGTCCACTTGCCCGCGTGCGGATTGTTCGCCGGCTTCGGAGCTCCGGCCGTGGTCGTTTCGTTGACGCGCGTTTCGGTCATGAGTTGTTGCGCCGTCACCTTCAGACTGGTGGGAACCAGCAAGTAAGCCGGCGAGATCAAGATCGGAGCGCCGTCGGAATCGACTTGATCGAGAAACAGTTTCTCGGCCGTCGTCAGCGAGGCAATCGAGAGCGCCGTCCCGGCTCCGCTCTGATAATTGGCGTTGTCGGCATGGAAGAAACTGGACGGATTCGAGAGCAAGAGCTCGAACACCGCTTTCTCTCGAGCGAGAGCACAGCGCCGGCCGAGCATCCGCGGGAGTGCCAGAAACGCCCCCATATCGTCGTTACGGATATCTTGCCGCGTGAGGGTAATCACGCGCCCCCACGTCTCGACTTTGTTGGTATAGCTTTCCTCGCTCAAAGTCGCGTGCTTGAGCTCGCCCCCCGGCCCGACCTTGGCCACGTCGCCGCCGGCCGTGAGTCGATAACTCGTGTGCGTCTTGAAATCGTTGCAATCGCGAATCCCCGCGATCATCGGCGCGACCGCTTCAACGGCCGTGAACGACTCGAGGAGCACCTTGTTTGCGACGTTCCCCAGTACCCCCGAGAGGCTGATCGTCGAGAATCCGTTCCCACTGGCGCGGATCTCGCGATCACATTCAAACGCCGTCCGGATCGTGTCGTCATTGAGCCGGCCGGCCCGGACCGATCGGCCCGCGGCCTCGATCGTGAGGAAAAAGACTTCCGCGAGGCCGATCCCGCGGAACGGCCGCGAGAGCGCCGCCTCGATCGTCCGCTCGCCGAAATGCCGATCGAGCGCCGCCTCCGGCATCCCGGCCGAGAGACAGAGCGCCGCCTCGATCGTCTCACACTGAGGGAGCGACCGGCCGGCGATCGGAGCCCGCGCCCGCGAGGCTCGCAAGATCTCGAGCTCGAAACGCTCAGCGCCCCAACCCTCGCGCTCGGCCCGTCCGCTCATCTCCTGAATCGCGTTCACGTCAGAGCCAGGAATCCCCGCGGCCTCCACCGCGAGCGCTTGGATCGCCTGCAATCGCTCGCGATCACGCCGAACCCGCTCGAGCGCGGCCGCGGCCGAGCTCGCCTCGATCCGCTCGCGCCCCCGCTCCTCGCCGCCCTGGTCGTTCGTCTGGTCGTTCTCGTGATCGTGATCTCGCTCGCCTGCCATTGCTTCCACCCTCGCGCTAGCTTGTGAGTCGGCCCCGAGATCCACGAACGAGATCTCCCCTAGAGTCGAGCTCCTTACCACGTTGACCGGCCCGGAGAACGTCCGGCCGTTCACGACAACACTCGCCCCCGCCTCGATCCGGTCGTATCGGCCGATCGAGGCCCCGATCGATGCCTGCCAGGGGAACCCCTCGAGCCCGCTCTCGAGGACCTCGCGCGCGTCCGGCGTCCGGCGTGAGATNACCCCCGCGGCGAGGAGTTGACCGGCCGCGATCGTGATCGAGTCGGTATGCCCGACCCCCCTCGATTCGTCGTGATTGAGCCGGATCGGCCGCGTTTGCGACGGGATCCGGAGCCCCTCGAGATCGACGATCACGGGATCCCGCCACCACTTCAAAGTGAGCAGGCCCCCGAATAGGCCGTCATCGAAAACCGCGGGAGTCGCCGCGGCGATCCGGCCTCGCCGGAGGCCTCGATCCCGGCCGGCTCGCCGGCCTCGATCTCGATCCGCCCCTCGCTCGAGAACACGAGCTCGCCGCGCTCGCCGTAGTGATTCGCCTTGCCGTTATTCCGCCGCGCCATCGCCGCCCCCCTGGTCGTTCGCCTGGTCGTTCGCCTGGTCGTTCACCGGCGCGGGATCCGCCGGAGTGTTTCCGCTCGAGGAGCTCGCCGTCTCGAGGCCGAGCTCGCGGATCCGAGCGACCTCCGCCGCGCGCTGCGCGAGAACCGTTTCCCAATCGGAGCCATCCCGCGCGCACTCATCGGCCAGCGTCGAGAGATTCGCCTCGATCCGGATTACCGACGCCTGCGCCTCTTTCGTGGGATCGACATGTTCCAGGCCGTCCCAGAACCAACGATGGGGAATCCCCTGGATGCGGAGATCGGAGGGAACGAGGCCGGGAATGAGTGAGGCCTCGAGGAGCCACTCCTCGAGCAAGGGATCGAGGACCACGCACGCCAGCGAGTGGCGATCGACCCCGCAGCGCCTTGTCGTAACTCTGAAAATCCAGCCGGCCGGATGAATAGTTGTAGCCTGATGAATTCCCCGCGGCGACGTTGTACGGCGCGAGCACGCACCGCGCGATCTCATTCAAAATCTCGCGCTTGAATTCGCCATAGGTCGTGGTCGGTTGCTCCCCCTTCAATTGGTTGACCTTCCAACCGTTCGGCATGGTGAGGAGCGATCCGGCCTCGAGATCGATCGCCTCGAAAGGCTCGGCCGCGTCCGGCTCGATCGCCGGCGAATCGGTGTAGAGGACCCCCGCGATCTCGGCCGCGATCTCGGCCGCGGCGAGGACCGCCACCGTATACCGCCGCAGTTGCGCGAACAGGCCGAGCGCCGGAGTGAGCTCCGGGATCCCCCGCGCTTGCCCGGCCCTCCGGACCCGAAACCAGTGCAACACATTCCGCGCCGGGATCCTCGAGTAAGCCAGACCCGCGAGCCCGCGCCCCTCGCCGGGATGCGAGTCGAGAACGTGATACACAATCGCGTTTCCGTTGCCGTCGCGCTCGATCCCGTCGATCGCCTCCGGCTCGAGGCCCGACAGATCGGGAGTTGTGACTTGATCGGCCTCCACAAGCCGGAGATCGAGCAAGATCTCCGATCGGATCCCCGGATTCGTCACCAGCAAGGCAAACGCCTCGCCGTCCGAGATCCGCGCCTCGCGCATCGTCCGGAGCTTTCCGCGAGCCGCGCCGCCCGCGCCCAGCGATTCCATTCGGCCTCGATCCGCCGATTGAGCGCCGGATCATCGGTCAGGAGTTGAAGCCGCGGACCCGTTCCAATCAGGTCGTTCGCGATCGTCGTCACCAATCCCGCCGCATAACAGTTATTGGCGACCTCATACCGCGAGCGATCCCGGAGCCGTTGCCGAACCTCACGGGAGAGCCCCCGATTCACCCCCAGCGAATCGGCCGCAAGCCAGTGCCTCCGGTTCTGTTCGGTCGTCTGCGCCGCGTCGTAGCGCGCCCGGATCGACCTCCGCGGCGAGGAGCTCCGGCGATCGTGCCAATCCCTCACGACTACGTGCATCGATCAGGATCCCCCCGGCGGATTGAACCGCGATACCCGGACAAACTTCCGCGGATTCACGCCCGCGGATCGGCTCGCGAGGTAGCGATCGACCTCGATCAAGTCGCGCACCGGAACCGCTTCCACCGATTGCCCATCGCTCGAGGCTTTGCTCGGCTTCGCCGCCGCGGTCCGGATCGTCTCCTCGAGGCTCTCGTCCGCCATCGCTTCCCCCCGCAACAAAACAAGCCGGCGAGGGGATTCGCTCCCCCCTCCGGCTCGTCCCCACATCGCAACCCATGGCGCTCCTATGATCGAGGAATCTCGGCTCCGATATCGGTCCGAATCCCGAGAACCGTGGAAACGGCCGCGCCGCAGTGTCGGCAGGATCCCCGGCGGATCCGCCGGCCGTTGCGCTCCTCGATCCGAACCGCGAGGAGCTCACGACACCCGCACCGGCGACAGGCCACCGGCCGGAGCTCCCCCGCGGCGATCTCCGGCTCCGGAGGCCTCACGGGATCGCCTCGAGGCCCTCGCCGGCCCCCTGGTCGGTATTCCAGGCCGGAGCCGCGGCGAGCTCGCCGGCGAGGAGCTCGGCGCCGCCCTGGTCGTTCGCGAGGAGCTCCTCGCCGCCGCCCTGGTCGGTATTCCAAGCCGGAGCAACCTCCGGCGGATCCGGCGCCCGATCATCGGCTCCGGCGACGTTCCCGGATTGCGGCGAAGGAAACACGGCCGCGGCCGGATCCGGAGCCGGATCCGACACCCACGCCGGAGCCGATCCCGGACAGTTGCGCCCCGCACATACTGGCAGCGACGGCCGCGCCCACCGCACAGTCGAACCAGTGATTATCACGCCCCGGCCGCGCTTTCCATTCGTCCACTTCTCGGCCGCGTCCGCTTGTCCGGACCCGATACTCGGCAGTGAAGTGATCGGCGAGGATTCGGTGATCGGCCGGCCGAGACCCATACAGAGACAGAGCGCCCCGATCACCGCGAGCCGTCGCCAGCCGTTCGGCAAGAACGATTTCCAGTAGTTCGAATCGTAGACCACATAACGGACCGCCCTCCGGCCGGCCACCGATGGGAGTCTCCAGTTGAGCCCCACCCGATCACCCGGCTTGCGCTTGTAATCCGAAACGGCGCGGAGCTCGCGCCCACATAACGACCATGAGACGGAACCCACACCCCACCATGCGGCGACCTCCGCGCCACGTCGTAAACGACTTCCGTGGATGCGTGCCAATTGGCATCGATCAAGCCCCGATCGAGCCGGAGCCGCGCCCCATCCTCGCGAACCCATTCCCGGCCCGCGAGCTCGGCCGTAAGCGCCTCCAGGCCGGCGAGGAGCCGCCCCTCGAGGCCGGCCGCGGAGTGAATCGCCTCGAGTGGCTTCTTGAGCTCGCGCAGCGTGAAGTACCCCGGCCCCTGGTCGGGATAGACACCATAATCCACGACGGCGCCCGTGAAATCGTCCGACCAGGCCGAGACAAGCCAGAAGAGCGCCGATTGTTGAACGTCGATCATCGCCGTGACGTGTGAGGCACCGATCGGGATCGCCCCGCGGTGGTACCCGTTCACGCGCTCGAGGATCCGCTCGGCCGTGATCTCCTCGCCGCGCTCCGTGGCTTGGATCGGCTCGTTTTGACACTCCGCGGCGAATGCGAGCGGGTCCCGGATGCGTCGGTTCATCGCGTGCTGGATCGCGGAGAGTTCGCCGGGATTGAACCGCGCCGGCCAGGCCGGATCGGCGCCCGCGTCCATCGCCTTGCGGTTTGCTTTGTAGTACGCCGTCGCCGCCGCGCCGTTGTCGCCGGCCCTCATTCCGTCCGCTTGGATCTCTGCGTAGCGATCCCAGAGATCGAGCCGATTCGGCAGCGCGTACAGCATTCGGCACCGCTCGCCGTTCCACTCCGGATGAATCGAGCGATCGAGGAGCCGATCGGCCACGTCGCCGGGATGGATGACCGTGCAAGGGAGGATCCCGGCGATCGTCCGGCCCGGCCCGGCGAGGCCGAGAACCGCCCCCGAGAGAATCCGCTCCCGTTGCTCGCATTGTGCCAGGGAGCGCGCTGATTCGTCGGTTTGCGGATCGTCCACGATCACGAGCTCCGGCCGGATCGATTCGCCGTCCGCGCGCTTCGCCTTCATGCCGCGGATCCGCCCCGTGATTCCCGCCACCCGAACGACGGCGCCCGAGGCCTTGCTCCCCTCGATCGTCGGGAGAACGAGCTCGCGATCGGTCCATGAGATCCGCGTCCGCTCCCCATGGTGCGTTTGACCGGCGGCGCGGTTCGCGATCCCCTCGAGCCGTGCGATCGGGAAACAGACCTCCGGCCAATCCTCGAGCAAGAGCTCGGATACCTCGAGCTCAACCCGAATCGAATCGAGCATCTCCACCGCGTGCGCCTCGCTCGAGCCGATCAGGCACACAAATCGGCGATGCCCGGCGAGGAGTGCCCAGATCGCCGCGGCCTCGCATAGCGTCGTTTTTCCGGAGCCGCGAGGCATCGCCAGCGCGAAGAGTCCCCCCTCGAGGACCGCGGCCTCGATCCGCTCGATCACGCGCAGGTGGTCCCGGCTCCACTTCAACGGGAACGACAAGGGGAAATACGTTTCGGCGAAAAACCGAAACGACTTCTCGGCCCGTTTCCGTCGCCGCGGATTGACCACCGCGGGGAGCTCCCCCAGCTCGCGCCCCTTGCGCGAGAGCTCGGCCGATCGAGCCGCGGCCCGCGCCTTGATCCGCTCGTAACCTTGCGGATCCTCCGGCGCTTCGGCCGTGCCCATGCTTCGCCCTGGTCGTCTCTGGTCGACTCTGGTCGACTCTGGTCGACTCTGGTCGACTCTGGTCATTCGCCGGCCACGCCGCCGGCCGTTCCTACGATCGGCCCGAACCGCGAGGCCGATCGAAAGAAAGTCTACCGCACCCCGCGTCCGTTCCCTCTGGGGCTTTCCTTTTTCAGACCCGAGGAAGGACCCGCGGAGCTCGATCCGTCGTCACTTTCCACCCCCGGAAATCCTCCGCGAGCGCGAACGTGAACCCCGTCTCTCGATCGACCCACCGACCCCCGACCATGCGGAGCGCCCTCACGAGCCGATCATCGGCCGCGCTCGCTCGCTCCTCGAATCGAGTCCGGAGTCGCTCGTATCGGCTCGCCGCCCGCGTCACCATATCAAGCACGCGATCGAGCCGGAGCGCCTCCTCCGCGATCATCCGGACCGCTTCATCCGCTACCGCGGCGATCGAATCCAGATCCGTTTCCTCGCTCATCGATAGATCCCTCGATCGATCTTGCCTGCGCCCGCCACCGTGGCGAGGATAGCGCGTGCATGGTTGATCGATTCTATGGCATTGGATCGGATTGTCTCCTCGCTTTGGTTCGTTCGCGCTTGGCTAACTTCTTGGAGTCCCGCCGATGTTGATTACCTACCACCGTGGCCCCTCCGCGCCCGCGTCTCAATCGGACTGGTCGATCCGTCGCCGCGATTGGTACCTTGAGCTCGTTGGAACCGATCGCCTGGACGGCGCCCAATCGCTCCGGCTCCTCTTGACTCCCCTCGAGGCCGAATCGCTCGGAAACCATCTCATTGAGACGGCGCGACAAGCCGCCACCGATTGCCCCGATGAGGCGCTCGGATTCGCCCTCGCGAAAGTCGTCGCCGGCCTCGAGGCGATCGCCGCGAGGCTTCGCGAATGTTGCGACCACCACGCCCGAACGATACCGATCCGCGGCGAGCCAGAGCCGCGGCGAGGCGCCTAGGCTTGCTTCAAGAGCTCCGCGAGGATCCTCGAGGCTTGCTCGCGTGATGAAGTCCAGAGCGTTGCGCGGAGAGTGACTTGGATCTCGTAAGCATAAGGCTCGGCCGTTTCCTCCGGCTTGAGCTCGACCACTCGAGCCGCCTCGACTTTCGCGAAGTCTCTCGGATTGAACATCGAACCCCCTTCAATCCAACAAGGCCAGAACCGCGGCGAGGCGCTTCGGATCGACCCGCCGGCCGAGAAGCCGCTCGAGCTCGGCCGGAAGTGATCGATCACTTCCAGACACCGCTTGGAAGTGATCCGGATCACTTCCAAAAGACACCCCCCGCACCGCCTCAACCATGTTACGCCGATCGGCGTGCCGATAGTGAAGTTGAGTCCGCGAGGAAGTATGTCGCAAAACGCGCTGGATCATAGTGTCGGAAAGCCCCCAGCGCTCCGCGTGCGTTGCCCATGAGTGCCGGAGGGAAAGGGGAGTGAATCCCGCCACTCCGGCCCCGCTCCCCCGCGGCCTTGAGTTGATCGGTAGGACGGAAACCGATCCCCCCGTCGATCCATGGACCCGATCCGGACCGGTTCGGAAAGAGCCACCCGCCGCGGCCGGCCTCGAGCTCCGCGAGGATCGCGAGCCAGCGCCGGAGGATCGCCTCGAGCTCGCCGGCGATCGGGATCGGAGCCGAGCTCGCCGCGGTCTTGAATCTTCGCCCCCGCTCCACCAGCGCGAGGAGCGAGGCCTCGAGATCGAGATCCTCCACCCGCATCTGCAGCGCTTCCATTTCCGGAGGCCGGTATAGGCATACGTCGCCGCGAGAGCCCAGAGCCGGCCCGGCCGGAGCCGCTCCTCGCCGTCCGCCTGGTCGAGCTCGGCCTCGAGGAGATCGAGAACGCGCCGGATCTCCTCGATCGAATGATGCGCCCGCGGAGCCGGAGCTCGCCGCCGGATCCATGCTCGGCCGGAGCCGAAGGGATTCGACTCGACCCACCCCTCGAGCTCCGCGAGGTTGATCGCCGCGCGGAGGACCGCGAGGAGAGTCGCGGCCGTGTTAGGACTCTCGCCGGCCGGCCTCGCCGCGAGGAACCGGCGAACGAGATCGACTCCAATCTCGGCCGTGGATGCGAGGCCGAGCTCCTCGAGGATCCGGAAGATCCGCACCATCCTCGCGAAAGTGAAGGCCGAGCGTAGGGGAGGAGCGTAGATCGCGAGAACGTGCGAGCGCCACCGATCGAGCGAAACCGCAGCACGAAACGACACGGGACGGAACCCTCGAGGAGAGCTCCGTCCCGGATGTTTCTTCCCTACTATCGGAGCCTAGATCACGAACTACCCGAGCTTTCGCAATGCTGAGGTTGTCGGTTCGATCCCGATCCGCTCCACTGGACACCCTTCCACCCGGTATCATTCGGTGGGGAAGGGAGTCCGGCCCGGCCCTTGAGTAAGGCCGGGAGATCCTTCAGCCCCTAGGGGGTGCGTCTTACATCCCCTAGGGGTTTTCTTGTGGCACCAAATAGCGGTATTCGCCGCACCAATCCGATTCGTGGACGATCGGCCATGCCGCTTGATTCTCAATCCCCGAGCTCCGCGTGTTCGCGCGTGGAGCGCGAACACGACACGCCCCGGAGTAACTGATCGGTGAACCGGATTCGTCCGGCGTCAATCGGTCAAAAAACCGACAGAACGCGCAGCGAGATAATTTCGACCGTTCCATCTCGTTTCACTCCGCGAAACCGTGTTGAGTTGCACACTCTGGAAGATCGCCGAACACAAAATCCGGCGCCGGAGTCGAGAACGAAAACCGACCGATCTCGAGGACCTCCGCCGCGCGCGGCCGGCAGTGATGCGCGGCCGTGAAAACGCCCGGCATCGATTCCCGGATCGGAACCAGCGCCGCGCAGCGATCACAACGGATCCAACCGTCGATCATTCGATCACCTCCATTCGTTCGAAGTACGCCGCGCCCGAATCCTCGAATCGAAACCGGCCGGCGAAGGGATGAAAAACCGGAAACGCATCACCACGGCCAAGCGCCTTGCGCTCGGCCGCGACGATCTCGAAAAGCCAACCCGGAACCGGATTCGGCACCGACCAGAGCGCCGCGCCCGTAACGGCGCGCACCACTTGGAGAACGTGGCGGATTCGGAGCGGATCCCGCCCCCACTCCGAAACCGTGATCGTGAGCGACCAGCACGGCTCGCCGCCCATTTTTTCCCAATCGCCGGCGATCTCGATCGCCGTCAGATCCGGAGTGATCGCGATCATAAGAACACCCCCTCGAGCATCACGTCGCCGCCATCGTGGCGAGTAATCGACCAATTGAAGCCCTCAATTGACACGCCGGATAACTTCCCTTTCACCGGATCATTCGAAGCATCGAGGATCGGAGCGACGGCGCGGAGGAGCGCCTCCGGCTGATAGTGGGGGATCCGAACCGTTCGGATCCCATCGACGTTTCGACTTTCCGCGAAACAATCAACGATCCGGATCGATCCGTCCGGCTCCTCGATCATCACGGAGAGCCGGAGGAAGTTACGCCGGACCTCGCGCCAGCCGGCCGAGATCCGAGTCCCGGCGAGGTAGGCGAAATCGGTCGTCATCCATCACCCCCTTCCGCGTCGAATCCAGGGAGCCACGGCGCGAACACTTTCCGGAGCTCGCGATCGACCTTGGCCTCGAGCCGCTTCGCCGCGGCGAGATCGGCCGAATTGCTCGATCGAAAAAACCGCTTTTGAGCTTCCCGGAGCTCGTACACGAGCTCGGCCGTGATCGTCGGGTTTTTCATCGCCGGCCCCCCTTGCGAGCCAGGGGAGCCCGCGCCAGGCCTCCGCGGAGGCCCTCGCCGGATTCGGCCTCGCGGTCCGATCGATCGAGGAGCTCCTCGAGCCGGAGATCGAGCCCGCTCGGCCCCCCCGCCGTTCTCCCAGGATTCGGCGAAGTGAAGCCCCCGGAGCCGGCGATCGTGCTCCGGCCGCGCGAGAGTGACATCGGCCGGCGCCTCGATCGTGAGCTTGATCCGGCCGTTCGTGCCCTTGTGAGCCTGAATCCCCATCGTGCGACCATCGGCGAAGATCGCTACGACGTGGCCCCCGTTAGGCCGTTGGATCACGAGCCGGCCGAACGGCGAGCGCTTGAGCCGCCCCAGCGCCTCAGAAAATCGGTTCATTTCTGGATCCTCCAGTGCCAAAGTAAACCGCCGGGAACCTTGAAGAATCGGACCGGGGAGCGGACCCGGCGCGCCGCCCCCGCCCCGTTCGCTCCGGCCATTCGACGCGCGGACCGTGCCCACCCTGACACCGCCGCGGCGAGGCCGGAGCCAGTTTCAGACGGCCGGACCGTTGTCTCTATCCAGATTCCCCAACCCGCCCCGAATCCCATCCGGAGCCCCGTCGCTCCCCCGCGGAACCGGCCGAAAGAAATCCTCCGGACCCTGCGCGGAAAGCGCGGAAAGCGCGGAAAGCCCCCCCCTGACAATTGTCAACGTCCGATAATAGGACCTTTCCGCGCTTTCCGCGCTTTCCGCGCACGGTGTCGAGGTTTTTCTCCCGAAAGAGCTCCCGAGGCCGGCCCCCAGTGTTCACGAGTTCACGCTCGATCAGTTCGTGCCGGAGCAGCGTGGCGAGATCCTTCGCGATCGATTCGCTCGCCCGATGATTCCCAAAGAGCTCCCGAATCTCCAACCGCGTCATCCCCTCCGGACCGCGGAGCCGGATCGCCTCGAGGATCCGCTCAGCGTGCGGCGACCCCAGCGAATCGCCAAAAATGAACCGTGCCGAACGCTCGCAATAGTCCCACAGCGCCAGCGCCGAACGGAGGCCGGTATCGGTGATCTTGCCGGCCCACTCCGGCCCGCGGTTCTCGAGGAGCGAGTACAGCAAGGCGAGGCGCAGGACATGCGCCTCCGCGCGATTGATAATCGATCCGAGGAGCCCCGGCCGGCCGGCCGAGAGCCGTGGATATTCACGCCGCCAGAGCTCCGCGGCGCCGTCCGACCAGGTCATCGACTCCACCGCCCGCGCCGCCGCGATCGCCGCCTCGAGAGGCTCGCGGAACCGCCCCAGCGCCGCCGCCCGGCCTCCAAAGGGCAGCATCTTGGAACGCCGCACCGCCACCCATAGGAACCGATTCGCGAAGCCGCTCGCCGCCTCCGTGGAGGACATGAGGCGAACCAATTCGTCCGCCGGAATATGACCGATCAGGGAAACGTGAGGCGCCGTCGCCGTGGCGTTGCTGGCGCGGGAGAGCGTCTCGAGATCCTTCCCGTCCCATGCCTGCCTGAGAATCGGACTGAGGGTGTTACCTTCACGCTCGAGGACCCGCAAAACGCGCGCGAATTCCGATTCGAGGATCAGGATCCGCTTGTCGGCCTCGCCGTGATCGACGATGACTTCCTGATAGTCAACAATCATCCCCTTTTGCCGGATCGGTTGCCGTTCGGTGCGCTTGTCCCGGACCGCATGAATCAACCCTTCACCGGAGGCGAGGCCGGACTTGATCCGCCGGCGCGTCCAATCGGGATCGACTACCTCGAAAACTGCCCGCGCCCGATCTTCGCTTGTCCCCTTGCGCGCCTTGCCCGAATCCCCGACCAGGACCGCGAATTCATTCGCGTAATGCCGCGAGCTCTCAACCCGCGCGTGCGCCGTCCGGCCGATCAGCGACCCGAAGCCGATCAAGAGTTGAACCAGAACCGCCACCGGATCGGCTTCCGTTTCCGGAGCGATCGACGCCACGAGCTCGCCAAGGATCCCCGAATAGGCCTCCGGCTCCGGAGGATCCGGCCACTGCCAACAGGTTTCCAAGTCGTCGCCGGCGAGGCCGGCCGCGGAGCCGAACGCCAGAGGCGACGGCGCGGCGAGCCGCTCCTCGAGCCAGCCCGCGAGCTCGAGGGGATCGGCGATCGCCGGCTCGATCTCCTCGAGCTTCGCGAGGTAGCTCGCCAACGATTGCGACCGTTTCCAGCCGGGAAGCACCGCCACCCGGAGCCCCGGCCGGCCCGATTCCTGGATCGCCGAATTGAGCCGCGCGGCGATCCCGGTCTGATGCTTTTCCCCCTCGCGCAAGAGGAGAACCGGATCGGCCTCGAGGACCTTGGCGAGATTGCGCTCCGATTCACACGAGCCCAGCCACCCCCAGCGCAGCGCCGGAAGATCCTCGAATCGATCCCGGAGCTCCTGCGCGTCGGAGGGATCGGACACGAGCCAGAAAGGCACGAAACCACCCGCCGCGGCCTCGCCGCGGGATTCATCGCTCGCCGATGTTGCCATCTCTCGGATCCTTCATCGTGAGGACCGTCGCGGCCGGATTGTCTTAGACCGCGGCGATCAAAGTTGAGTGAGTGAATGCGAGCCTAGATCCGGCGCTCGGAACCGTCAAGCCCGTTGCGTTCACTCACTCGCCGGAGGGAGCTCCGCGCACCGGCGACAATCGAGCCAGGTATCGACCGGCCGCGCGAGCCGCTCGCATCGACACCGACACCCCTCGCGAGAGAGCCAACCGCACCGCCGGCGGCGCTCGAGGAGCTCGGCGAGCTCGGCCGGCTCCGGCCGCGCCACCACCACCCGCCCCGCGGCCGGACAGATCACCGGCCGGAGCGTCTCGAGCGCGATCACGCCGGCTTGTGCCGGCGAGGATTCGGCGAAGAGCGCCGGCCGCGGATCGAGCTCGAGAAACCGCTCGGCCTTCCATCGCGCGATACGCTCCTCGCTCCACCCCTCGAGTGAGCTCGGCCCGTCGCGGAGGATCAACCGCTCGGCCGTGATCCCGTACCGCTCGAGCCACTCGAGGCAAAGCCCCCGCACCCGCTCCGGCCGCGCCGAAATGATCGCCGGGATCGGACCGCGGCGAGGCAGGTACAACGGCACCGCTTCGAGAATGAACCGATCGTATTCCTCCGATCCGGGATCGAGCCCCTCCGGCGGATCGAGGCACAAGATCCCGTCAAAGTCGAACGCGCACGCGAGGCCGTGGCCGGCATTCGGCCAATTCCACGCGAGATAATGGAGGCCGGGATAGATCCGCGCCGCCAGGTCCACCGCTCCGGCCGCGAGCGCCGATGGATGCGCATAGACGACGGCGCGGAGGATCGAGGCCTCCGGCCAGAGCTCGGCCACCGCCGCGCAGGCCTCCGCCATCGCCACCCCCCGCGCGGCCGTGTCATCGATCACCGCGATCGATCGGACCTCGCCGGCGAATCCATCGAGCGGACCCCCCGCCGATCGTCACCACGCCGGCCGAGCGCGAGAACGACCGTAACGGCCGATGGATCCAACCGGCCAGCAGCGCCGCCGGGATCAGGCCGGACCGCGCCACCCCGACCACAAGATCGACCGCGGCGAGCTCCGGAGCGAGGAGCGCCGCGTCGC